GTCCCGGTGGTTGCGGGGCACTTTCCGTCTTAGTTTGACCATAGTAACATCATGGCCACGGAAGTAATCCCCACCGCAAGACTCTCTGAACCTGCCAGTCCAAAAAGACTTATGGCGGTTGACTCTCAAGCCATATAGCTCAAGCGTGTCAGCAACCATCGCTGCAAAGTCAGTGGGGACAACGATATCATCCCCAAAGACGCGCACGCGACCAGAGAAGTACCTTTTTAGGTCTCCTTTGGTGAGCGGTCTACCTAGCGCTCGTTCGATCCCGACGAAGACAATGGTCGAAAAAACCATAGCTTCAAGAGGAAAGGTAAGCGCCGAACCCATACTCGCGAACTTGGCCAAACGGATAACTCCGTGACCAGGCACGTCAGCCAGACGTGATCTGCAGGCGTCAATAAGTCGACCGAGGTCGCCCTCAACACCGACGAGACGTCGGACTAGCTGATTAGAGACTCTATCACTTGCGTCGGAGAGATCCAACGTGGCGAGTTTTCCCGTTAGGGAGCCTTCGCGGGCCAAAAGCCGATTAGGCTCCTGGTCATCAAGTGAAATGAAACTGTGTCGGAAGTCATCCCGACCCAGCTCGTCACGTATCGCACTTAGAACGGCCTGCTGTGCATACTGCATGGCAGTGGGCTCAATGGCAATAATACGCGGAGCCTTTAACGTTTTAGGAACATGAGTCACCCTAGCGGGCAGCTCAGATCCGGATTCGACAACGTCAACATCAGAAAGGAAGGTGTAAAACCTCCAATTCGGGAGAGCATAATCCCCAAACGGGAACTCACTCTCTAGCCTAGAGGGCCAATATCTGACACGGTACTTCTCGTTTCCGAGAAGCCGGTCAGCTGTAGCCCCAGGACCATGTCCAGGCGAGAGATCTTCCCTGTAAACACGAGTGCCTACAGAATTGAGCAGATCTCCCCAAAGGAGACGAGCAACACGTTCGAAAGCCTCGTAGGGACGGCCGTCACGGTCACCTGCCTTGACGTCGTGCTCAATCTGAACAAACTTGTCATACGCAGCTTTGATGCGCCTTTCGGAGCACTCGAGCTCAACCTTTTTAAAGAGGTTGCATATCTGCCTTACGGCAAACACAGCGTCTGACGAAGCATTATCCAGCAGGTATCCACTACTAGAATCGAAGACATTCCGAAGGAAACCCTTGAGAAATCGAGGGAGACCCCCTGACCAGGAAAAACCTGGAAACAGGTCGGAGGAAACTCTACCAGCTGCTAAAGCCCTTTGGAGGCCATCGCAGAAGGTAGGTAGGATGATTGTATAAAAACTCATCCCTTCGTCTTCAACCCTACGAAGGACGTATTGCAAGTCCTTCGACGTGTCTACAGCGCACATGCTGCCCAAATCATCGAGCAGCACTTTGAACAGTTTGGTCTCAAGCATTTTCATCACTTCCCTTTCTACAGGGTGGGTGAGGCTTGCTCGCG